ATTGGTATATTAATAGATTCTTTAACTACTTGTTTATTTTCTTTTAATACTTTAATTATTTGTTTCTTAACTGTTACTCTTTCAAGTAAGTCTAATTTATTACTGTAAAGTAAAATATCTAAATTTTCATAATTATTTTTAACCGACTCCAATAATGGTTTAGGTAATTTTATTGTTGGTAAAATTTTATGTAATAGACTAATACCTTCTTCTAAGAATTCTTTAGCGTCCTGTTCGGTTAAACCTTGGGGAGTACTTAATTGGTCATATAAAGTATAGGCTTTTGACATAGATTTATTATTCAATACATTATGTTTGAATTCTCTTAGTGATTTTTTAAAATCTTTCTCGTTATTGTACGATTCGAGTAGATTTTTTTCAATTATGGATTTTAGGGTTCCGAAAGTCATTACGCTTTATTTTATTAAATAAATATTAGGAATTTAGTAACTTATCCAATTCTTTTGAAATTTCCCCTAAAGATTCTTGTCCATGACCTAAATTAATCATTTGAGCTCCTTCTATTAAGTTATTTTCAACCAACATATTTAAGTTATTTATTCTAGATTCAGGGGTTATTTCCGCCTCACCTCCGGATGGTGGAGGTGGAACTGTTTCTTCTCCTGCTGGTGGTAATTCTTCCCCGCCTAAATCAGCCGTCTCAAATCCACCTCCACCAAATGATGGTGCCGGTTCTGATGTTTCAGTTGATGCCGTTTGAGTTCCTCCTGAGGTACTACCGTAAAGTTTATCAATATTATCAAATAAACCTGTTTTAGTAATAACTGTTGCAGTTGCTTTAAGTTCTTCACCAACTGCTCGTTCAATTCTTTGTTGTTGTAAATCTAAACGAACTTCTTCGTCTGACCATCCAAAAATATGTTTTTTCGCCCATGTTGATGATGTTGCCTGAATTCCGTTACCCGGGTCAGAAACTAAATCTTTATATAATAAAACTTTTTCTTTCCAAACATCAATTTTTAATAAATCAGCTTGTGTTGAAGGATTTGATAACCCTAAAGTAAAATTATCTAATTCATCTTCAAACCCAAGTAAAAATAAATGTACGATTGCTATTTTATTTAATTCGGCAATCATACTTTTTTGGATTCTATTAATTGTTCGAGCAAAACGAATATCTTGTAAGGATAAATTCTTACCGTCCCCAACAACTTCTTCAAATCCTAAGAACGCCTTAGGAACACGAAGAGCTGTTAATAATTTCTTTTGTATATATTCAATATCTGCTATTTCCGAAAGGTTAGTTGCTCCCGGTAATGTAGTAATTGGGTCCGGTGCGGATGGGTCTCTAACAGGAATAAAATAATCTTGGTCAACCGCCATTTGGTTAAACCTCATATCAACATTACCTGTTTTATTATCAACAACTTGTTCTCTTTTAAATTTATTAGCAACTCGTTGTACATAAGCCTCAACATCATCATCATTCATATTTCCAACAAAGACTTTAAACATTCTTCTTTCAGGTGCTCTTGAGGTACGATAAATTAACATCGCATCTTCCGATAATAATAATTGTTTCCAAATTCTTCTCGCCTTTTCAAGCATCGATGTACCATAAGGAAGTTTTCGGTCATCACCTAATAATCTAAAATGTCCAATCTCCCATGATTGGAATTCCATGTTTTTATTTTTCCAAGTAAAATGTAGAGACTTTTTGTCCTTATCTAGTTCTTTAGTAATATCCGTTGATATTTTTGCACTTACTCCTACTTCATGTCTTTCAATTTCAATTGTTGGTAGTTGTTGAACCCCAACAATTCCTTTTTCCGGGTCTAACTTTAGAAAAATAAAGTTGTCTCCGTACTTACAGGTATTTCTCGTCCACATTGGTAGGTTAGTATTAATGTCAAGTGAGTTATTAAATAAATCCGCTAATACCCCTTTTATTCTTTTTGATTCTGAATAAATTTGTAATATAAAACCATCTTCATTTGTCGTTGTTGATTCCTCGGCGTAAATGTCTAACGCCGCTGATATTTCAGGAGTATATTCCATACTTTCATAATCATACTGAGCCGATAATCTTGACGGTTCATAATAGATTGCTTGAGAATATAAATTGTTCTCAACTTTCGCCCATTGATTAGTTAAATAATAAGTTTGTTGTGCCTGTAACTTTTCTTTCTCGTATTCTTCTTTACTTTTGGTACGTAATAATTCTTTTTTATCAAACTTAAAAGTTGGATAATCTTGATTTAATTGAGAATTAGGCCCAAATGTTTGGGATAATCTCTGCCATACCGTCATATTATTTTGTTGTTCGTCCATAATTTAAATTTACTTATTTCCTCAGTAATATAAATAGTATTACCCTCCAAATAACCATCCGTATTTTTGGTAGTCTTCTTTGGTTGGCCCTTGATTTATTGGTTGTTGCCTACCCATTTGAGGAACCATTGGGTTAAAGAATTCTGATGAATTTTTATTTTCAGTAACAGAGGTCGACCAAGAGTTTAACATTGCTCTTGTATGGTTGGTAACTTTTTCTAATGATTGAAATGATTTTTCCGCAACATAAATCGCCATTGCAATACTCATGATACAATCATCGTGATGCATTTTTTGATGGTCAGGTCGTCCATTTATATATACAAATGTGTTCATTTCATTATATAAACGACTGGAATAGATTCTAAATTTATGTCTCATCGCCTCCTCAAAAGATGCAATAATTTGTACTCTTTTTGAGTTAAAATTAATCCCCGGAATTTTTTCATTTATCTTTGGGTCATATTTCCATTTATTGGTCATATCAACACCATCAACATATAATCCACCTTGGTAATTCATTTCTTGAAGTTTTCTTGCTGTTGCAACTCCCATACCACCGGTTAAATCGACAACACAAAATGCGCTATACATAGTTCCCCATTTATATGCTATTTCTGCTAACACATCAGGGGGAATTTTTCCAACATATTCTAATACTTGTTCACGAGCATCAAAATCAATTATTTCAATACTTGAGAAATCTTCGGAATCTCCTCGAGATACATCAACACCCATAACATATTTATGACCGTTTTCTGGTTCTTTCCATATCCAAAGACCACCACCCATCATTTTAGCTTGTGGGTCCTTAACTTGGTTTTTAGAAATATCTTGCATCATGTCCGAATCAAATACATTGTCTCCGGAACCTAAGAAATTACATTCTAATTCTTGTGCAACTTTACGTCTATCATATTTTAATTTTTTAACCATCCCCTCAAACCATGAAGAACATGGTTTATACCCTTGTTCGATGTAGTCGGTTACAATTGAGTGGTCTCGTTCAAATGGGTTTGGCATAGATAAATTAACGACTACTTCATCAAGATTATATTCTTCACGATTTAATAAAAAATGAACTAAGTCATTTGTTTTGACCATATATAAATCTTTTGTATATCGTGGGTCACGATGCCAAAACATTTCAGTTACTTTAAAGTCATTCATACCTCTAAGTGACTGGTCATAAATTTCATAATAAATTGCATCGTAACCGTTAGGCGTTGAAACAACAATAACCTTACCCCCTGTGGATAAGGATGCCATACACGCAGCCCAAAAATCTCCGTCCGCTTCAATATAGGCCGCCTCATCAAATATTAGAATGGTTGGAGTGTATCCCCTAAGTGCATCTCGTGATGTTGCAACTGCCTTAACTTCACATCCGTTAGTTAATTTAAAATGTCGTTGAGCGTTTTTTTCTTGAGAGAATCCAACACCGACCCATGACGGCCATTGTTCAGTAAACCCTCTAACTTTATTAGCCATCTCCACCGCAGTGTCCAACTTGTTGGCAATAATTAATATTTTTTCAGGTTTAGTTTTTTTTGCGAATACTAATTTTTTTGATGCCCAAGCTGCAGTTACGGTTGATACCCCTGCTTGTCGATACTTTAAAGCAACATTTTCGTTATGAGTATCATAATCCTCAATAAGGGTGATTTGGTCGGGGAATAAATCTAACGGTACATATTTTGAAACCGTATTATCGTATGTCTGTAAATAAGTACGAAGTGCGTAAGGAGTATTCCTCATGCACTTCGTCACTTCAATTATTAATTGTTCTTTATTCAAAAGATGTTTTTTGGTTATTTAGGTCTCGATATACCTAAACTACCCAAGAAATCATCTAATCCGTCATCATCTTCATCATCAGATTCAATACCTTCTTCTTCTTTGTAATCTTCAAATTCTTCTTTCATTTTAATGGCTTCTCCCATGATTTCTTTAAATCTTGCAGACGCTTTAGATACTTTTGAAGAGTCTTCAGAGATTGCGTTTCCAATAATGTCTAAAAATTCTTGAGCTTCAATTTGGTATAAAACAGTATGAAACCAGTTTATCAAACCTTTATTTTCAGGTTCGTATATATCATCAGGTAATGCAAACCTAATTCGTTCAACAATTTCAGGTCCAATTCTTAGTTGCATTGGTTCATTACCCAATGTGTCTGTTTGTCCCATAACTCTTTGAGCCATTTCAGGGTCTTTTGGTAACCCATGTCTACCTTTAGCTTCTTCTAAACCTTTAATAATTTCATGACATAAAATAGGGAAGATTAAACCGAAGGCTTTGATTACCGTATCCGGAGTTTCTTCTCCTTCTTCACCTTCTTCACCGTCTTCATCATCGTTATCAGATAACTCAACTTTACCGGCAACACCTTGACCTGTTTCACTCATCATTTCAATCATTTGTTCCATACTAAAATATAGGAAGTCATTAATTGCCATAATTCCTAAATAATCTCCATAAAGAGATGGGTCAATTTCATCAAGTCTTGCCTTAATATCAGGTTTTTAAAACCTGATATTA